TCTATTCTGTTCTGCTCGTCCGCCAGGAAAATGAACATGTCCCGGTCCCCACAGAACAGCGTAGTGTTGTCCCGGGTAATGTCCACCTGCTGGCCGAATTCTCCGGGCACTCTCCACTGGCCGGTGCGGCCGTCCCCGAACTGATGGACCAGGGCCCGGATGACATCGCTATTCCATACCCGGCCATATCGGGGCCCAGTCATAGCATGCAGCTGGGCAGGCGTATCACCTTGGCCAGCTGTGAGCAGGACACCGACATCCTCAATGTCTCTATCCACCTGCAAACCCCAGTTAATACAGTCAGCGGCCAGCGGGGCAGGCAGGCCCCGAACATAGGCAGCAGGTGCACCGGCCAGGGCAGCAGCCTGCCCAAAAGCCCAGTGAGTCGGTGCTGCCGCAGCTCCACTGGGGCCCTCAATGACTAGGCCCCAGTCATTGGCATGGGCGCCTTCAACAGGTACAGCGCGCAGCTGACGGCTGCTCACTACTTTAGCGCGCGAGATAGCGCGCTGGGCCTCAGCTGCGGCCAGCATCTCCGGCAGGCTAGTGAATCTTTCCTCAGCCGGGCGGCTGGTCCACTGTTTATTACATTGCATCAGCGTTGACATAATTTATTCCTTTATAAAGTATTAAGAGAAAAAACAGGTACAGCAGAGCATAGGGTAGTCGAAAATTAAAAAAGTTCCAAATTATTTTTTCTCGCGGCCGATATCCCCAGCGACATGGTGGCGCAGCAGGGCCCCAGGTGGCAGCGCCCGAGAAAACCGCAGCAGCTGCTGGGGCTCAGGTTCAGCAGCTGGGGCAGCTGTCCTAGTAGCATGCCATTGAATGGCCACATGTCCGCTGGCTGCATAGCAGCCGCCCTGCTGATCAGTAGCTACCCTGCGGGCCCCGGTCCCGTGGGCCTTAAAAACAATAATATAGTCACGCTCTGCCCTGGCGCATAACGGGCGCCCATTGCCGCATGTCATACAGCTGGCCGTGTGCCCGGTCTGCTCAGGGCACTGAATAAACCGGACGCCCCGGTAAACAACAGGGCCCAGCAGCTGCGCATGGATGGGAGCGGTAACGGTGGCAGGCCTGCCCAGGCCCCGGGCATGTACAGCTTGATCAGGCGTATCACAGCTGGCATTAATCACCGTCTGACCTGGGCCTGCTATTGGTAGCAGCTCCGGTGCAAAGTGCGAATACGTCCAGGCCTGCCCATTTTCGGGCACTGCCTGCAATAACGCTGCTAGATAATCCTGATCGATCTCTCCGGTTCCAGTGGCTGGGGCAGGGTGCAGCGCGCAGCTGCTGGGGCATGTGCCATAGGTGCTGCAGCTGCCTGCGCGATATGTCACTGCAATGGGGCCGGTCTTACTGTTGCCGCTCACAGGTACTGTTTTTAGCATTGTTCTACCCTCCACAGCTCGACTGCATCGCATGCGGACTGATCGGCCATTTTTTCCCTTAATCCTGGCTTGAACCAGTCCCCATTAATCCGCACCGCCAGCTGCTGGCCGTACATGCTGGGCCACTGGTATGACTGCTGCACACCTTCACGGGGCAGGTGCTGGGGCTGTACTGAATACAGCGCATGGTTACCTGACGGCAGAACAACCCGAACAATAGTCTCATTCATTTTTAACCCTTTCTGAAGTATTGGTCAACACGGCCAGCGCGTATTGTACACACTGGCCGCTGCACTGATCAAGCCCTTAGGCGAGCTGTAAAAGTGAATTCTTCCACTATCTCGCGAGTCTTATCTTCAAGGTTATTGTCCAGGTACTGATCAACAGACCTATCAAGGTGGCCCTCTAGGTTCCTCTCAAGCCAATCGTCTATCTTGCCCTCTAAATTGTCGTCCAGATAATCGGTAATAGACTCAGCTGGATCGAAGTTATTTTCCAGCCAGTCATTAATCGCCTGCCCCAGCTGCCCAGGGTGCAGCGGGTCCTGGCCCTGCTGCTGCTCGATCATTGTTTTTACTTCGGCCATGATCGAAGCCTTGAACCCTTCAAGCAGGGTGCGCAGGCCTGACATGTTCTGGAAAATGTACGGGGCCAGCAGCGCAGCTGTTGCATTTAACCGGTGCTCGCGCAGCTCAGCTGGATCAGTGTTTTGCGTCGTGTCGTTCATTGGGTGTTCCTTTCTAGGTTATGGCCACAGCGGCCAGTTGGTATGATACACAATAAAAAATAAAGTTCAACGGTTCCGGCCTAGTAAGCTGGCCAGGGCAATGATCCCCAAGAATTTACGCGCCAGGGCCCACAGCTCACCCTCTGCCTTTTGCGCCTTTTCCTGGGTTTCCTGTTGGGATGTCCGCAGACGTTTAGGCCTAGCGTAGCGATACCTTTTTCTGTATCGCATGGTCTAGCTGCCTAACGAGATTAAGCCGTCAACACTCACCCTTTCAATAAATATGTGGTCTCCCCAATCCTCACGCTGGGCCAGCTTGTCGATAGCTGCCCAGGTATCTAGCCAGCTGGGGCCCTGGGTGATCTCCCGCTCACGACTGTATGGGCTCACGACATAGCCACCAAAGGGCACAATTGAGGGTGCTTCAATATCCACGCCTTGAACGGACCAGCGGGTGGCAATAATCCCCCTTTGCTCTCCCCGCTCACTGGCTCGCTGATCCAGCTCGTTTTGATACTCGTCTGCCTTTTCCATCAGGGCAACGGCCACCGGGCCCAACAAAGCTAGGCCCTTCTCTGTGTTGCCCATGCCAATGTAATAACAGGCATTATGCAGAGCGCTGATCTGCTCGCGTGTGATCTCAAAAGTCTTCATTTTTTCCCCTCTAGCTCGACGAGCTCTTTAGCAATGGTATTGACAACAACCTGAACAGCGGTCAGCACGGCAGCAGGACTGTCTGATGCGGTGGCGATCTTCTGGGCGTACTCATAGGCCTGCTCAAGCGTGTCGCGAGAGCTGAACATTGAGTGACGCAAACGGGCCGCATACTCGCTCAGCTCGTTTTTATTGTCGGTCCAGTTGTGTGGCTTGATATACACCAGCGGGTTGTCTCCGAGCTCTTCAGCAACGAAGTACAAAACAGCAGCATCTACCCACACAGCTGAGTCAGGTGGCTTATTGGGCCTAACCTCGTGACTATAAACATGGACCACATAACGGGGTTGGCCGTGCAGCGATTCCCGAACCTCCACCAATCCCCTGCCAATGTTAGCCAGCAGCAGGCCGTCATCGGTAGTGGACGGATCACTCTCGTCGCGGATGGAGTGATCGGCCAAAGCGATCTCTCCGGTTCGCTGGTTGATAAACACAAAGTGATAGCCATTGCCCTTGGCCTCGGCACGGTTGAGACATTTCCACTCTTTCATCTTGGTATTCCTTTCTAAAGTATCCGGTCGAAGTGACCGTGAATGCATTACACACAAACTAAAAACTAGGCGCACGGGTCTCAAAACTGACAAGTCCTTTAAGAACCGCAGTAATCGAAACATCTGCCAAAAAGTCAGGCCCTTGTTTTCCTACCCTAGCCAGTGCCCTTTCTGCTGCTGCGTCCCACTCCTCTTGCTTTGGGCTGTTGCCTTTGAGCTGCTCCTGCACCAAATTAAAAGTGTTTGTCGAATACTTGTAGACCACAAAAGTCACTTTCATACTTTCTCCTTTCTGTCCGGTCGAAGTGACCGTATTCGTATGATACACGCTCTGCAAAAAAGTTCAACACAGGGGGCCGCAGCCCCCTGGTCAAGGACTACTGAGACCCTGGCCCGTTAAACACTCCCCGCTCATACAGCTGCTGCTTGTACTGCTCATCACCATCAAACAACCCCAGCTCAGGGACCTGCTCACCCCGGCTGCTCAGTTCCTCTCGATACTGCCCTACCTTCCACTCATTGCTGGCCGTCTTACCGTGCCCAAGGGCCCGAGACGCTGTGACAAACGCATTGGCCAACCACTGGTGCAGCTCATCGGTGCTGACTGTTTTAAGGTCGCTCATTGACTTTCTCCTGTATGTGTTAAAGAACGATGCGCCAGCGATTTCTCACTGACAACCTAATTGTATCATACATAAAACCAGATGTCAACCCCCTAATTCCAACAGCCGCAGCCGCAGCATGTGCCACTGCATGGTGGCCAGATTACAGGACCAGACCGGTGAGATGTCCAAGCCCACCAGGGCAAGATCAGCTGCCTGCTTCCCCTCGTACAGCAGCATGTCTGCCTTCTTGGCCGTGATCGTTTTAGGTGGGTGGTATTCCACCAGGATAAAGGTCGGGCAGCGCATATCTGAGTGCTTCATGTGGAATGCCACCTGATGGGGGCTAAGTGCCACCTTACGGCCTTTCTTCACTACCTTGAGCTCTACCATCACCAGACGCGACTGAAGCGGCCCTAGGGCCACCAAACAGTCCGGTATGCCCAACCCTACGCGAGACTCTAGCCGGGTGATCCAAGCATTAGGTAGGTTCTCCTTCATCCTCCGATACATCGCTATCTCGGGCTTCGCTGCCATATGCATTCTCCAGTGCTGCCAGGGGATTGAACGGGGGATCCTGCTCAGGTGTGATGTCCTTGGCCTCGATATCCAGGATCGCCTGCGGGGGCGGGCCACCATACAGACGCTTAATCTCCTCAAGCTTGCGCTCGACTTCCTCTTTGCTCATCGAGTCAATAGTCCCGTGCCTGATCTCCTTGCGCTCCACATAGATCGTTCCCAAAGCCATTCCTCGCCTCACCTCAGCCTGTACAGCAGCCCCGTAGGCCCCAGCTGATAGCGCAGCATCCCTGATCGTCTGGAGGTCCCTCATGTGCCTCTCAAAAGTCGTGCTGTACTTTGCAGCCAGCTCGGCCCTGTACTCCTGGATCGCGGCAACGACATGGGGATTCATGTCCGGGTTGGTCAATCTCCAGGCCGTGACCTTGGCGGAGGCTACGGAATACCCAGCGCGCAGCGCTGCCTCCTTCATGGTGACGGTCCCGTCTCCGCTAACCAGCTCCTGGACAAAGGTCCATTCTCTTTGCGTCAGCTTTCTTTTTTGCTTTTTCAATGGGGCCACCTTGGTAGTCAATCTCTTTTGCAGCTTATCCGGCAAAATTGGGGGCACATGCCAAACATCGCGGTAAGTCACTCAGTCCTCCTACATATCCAATAGCCCGACACGGATTCTTTTTTGATCGCGAACCGTCGAACAGGGTTCTTTCTCAGAAAAGTCTTCAGGGCGTTTCGAGCGGCCAGGGCATGATCTTTTCCTTCCAACAGAAAAAAGTCCCCCAGAACCATCGCCTTGAACGGATACCGGGCCCTGCCCGTGATCAGGTTGTACCGTACAGCATGTCTTTTTGGCCGTATGGAGGTATTTCCGGCAAGCTCTCTTGCCACATTTTCCGCTTGTCTTTCAAGGGTTTCGGTGCTTTCCATAGCCTCAATAATACCCACTTAAAACACCCTGCGCAACCCTCTCACCATACGCCGCTATACGCCTCTTCATACACCTGCCCGTACACCGCCCCCCTCCAGCCTCCCACAAAACACCCACTTTTTGCCCAACAATGGCGGCCACAAGCCATTTCACCTCACTCTACGCCCGACTATACACCACTATACACCACTCACTTTTCTCACTATACACCACTCACCCCTATTTAGGGTGTTTTTGGTGTGAAAAAAAAAAATTTCAAAAAAAGTTGTGTGCGCGCATTCGAGAATTTTCTTTTGTGGGTACTTTTTACGACACCACTATACACCACTATACACCACCCTAAAACACCCATCTGTATACTCTAAGTCCTTGATCCTTGATCCTTTTTCCTCTTTCTATACACCACTAGGGTGTTTTTTGTTCAAAAAAAAAAAAA